CCTTTAGCTGATCTACACACGCCTTCGCAAGCGCGTAGAAGATCATCGACTCGAGCTCGAAAGTGTAAGCGTTTCCCATGGAGCTGAATTTTTGAAACCAAACGGTCTCATTGGTCAGCTTAACGGTACCTTGCTCACACCGACAAGCAGCGAGAAGATCGAACCACTCTTCAGGGAGTAATTCGCGTACAAGCTCTTTGCTGATAGTGTCGCTTGCCATCGATAAATCGACGGTAGCTAACTCTCCAGTTCGAGAGCCGTACTGGGCTAAAGATTGGTTAATCGACTGATCACTCAGATCGACGCCAACTCGCTCGCGAAGACGCTTCCGGATGTAGCGACCAATCCCTTGCTGAATATAGGAATTCAACGAGGGCTCAATCGCTATCACCCGGTCGGTCTTCGCATTCTTTGGTACGAAGATAATCTCACTACCTGTCACAATGTTCAGCACGCCCGGAAGGGCGCTCGCCGGCATTGAAGGGGTCTCGTTCTGCCTCACGGCAGCAGAGACCCAGGAGGGTGAGCTGTTAACACAGCACAACCCCATCGTGAGACAGTTACGCGATACATCCAGAGGTCCTGAGAACTTGTTGTACGCCGAAGTGTGCTGACCCCGGACGCCAATGCTGGCGCCGGGACCCCACCCGAACTGCTCGGAGACTTTGTCAAGATCGACTCGTCCCAGTATACGAGAAATTTTTCGCACAGCGATGGAAATCACCGCTTGAACTGCGGGGTTTAGGGTGTTATCCCGACCCTCTCGTAACCTTCTGAATCGTCGATTTGTCTCTAAGCAGGCCCTTTCTGCCTTCAGGAAGGACTCGAGAGCTACCTGCTGTTTGTCAATACCAGTCGCCAAGTAGGGAAACTTGGACAAGAGTTTGACCGACAGATAAGCATCTGCGAAGTCCTGACTGTTCTCGAAGTGCAGCGGATCCAGGTCGGTCTTGACAACCGACTCAAACTCGCCGTATTTCATCTTGAGCGCAATGGACAACCCGTAAGGGTGGTTCACGGCCTCTAGGATGTCGAGCACAGCAGAAAACGTCCCATCTCGCAGTGCGAACTGCTCGGTGAGACTAGGGCGCGAAATCGCGTTCGTTTGCCTACGGGCAAAGCTCATTGGATACTCCATTTGAGTTAGACGGCTCGGTACCGCCGAGAATTCTCCCCTGCTACGCAGGGCCGAGACGGGAAGCTCTTCTTAGAAGAACGGACCGTCGTAGTTCTCGACGGCGGCCGTGGTCAGCGCCTCGTCGATCAAGTCTCGCGCCATTGCGAGAGCGTTCTTACGGTCCTGGAGGACCGAACGCTCGGGCAGGACGAAAGTCAGGTCGACGACGGTGTTGTAAGCCACGGTCGGAGCCGGCTGAATGCCGGTGGCGGTGGAGGGACTGGTCTGTTCCAGAGTGGGACAGACCAGGCGCATCTGCACCTTCGTGTTCTTGTTCTGCTTCGAAGGAAGCCGCGTGGTGATCGTCAGCTGGTCGTAACCAACGACGACTCCCGTACCGCGGTAGTCCCACCGGTACGAACCGGAGGGACCATCCTTCTGAGCAGGGTTGAAGGCACGTGCGACGGGCGTTCCTGCCGCGTCGGTGAGGGTGATGGTAGTTTGTTGGCCCATCGAAACTTTCTTACTGAGAGTTTTCTCGTAGCGACGTGCTAGGAGAGGTCTGACATGCTAACCTCGGAAGCCGGTTTTTCCAGATCTGGATCCACCGAAGACCGATTGAATTAACGCCATCGCACTTGTAGCATGTGCGAAGGAGGACGGATTCTTAAAGCGAGGCAACTCCTGATGGGGAAAGCCGCTGAGCAGGGTTCTTGTCTTAGACAAGTACTGACCAGTAGCCGTACCAGCAGGGGTCGTCAAGAAGCCTTTCGGATTCGTACCCGCGTTGCCAGGGCCTTTGGCCCCCTTGCAAACGTGCGTTGACACTCGAACGGACGCTCGAGACCCACCAGCAAACTCAAGGCCGTTAAAAGCCGAAAGCCCGCTGATAAAGTCTCCGACCGGTAAGAACCAGTCAGCAACGAACGAGAACGGTATCACTTCCCACGCAACCTCCAACGGGTTTAAGAGCCCGAAGGTATTTGCCACGGATGCTGCACCGTTTGGAATCCTATACCTTACGGTAAGGGATTCACGAGCGTCTACGACGACTTCTTTGGTGTACGACCAGACACCAGAAGGCTCCGTAAACTTTCTCGTGTGTACCACTTGTCCAGTAGCCTTACCTCTCGCACTCCGAAGAGTGTAATCGTTATCGGCGAGCACACGGGCCAGGTTTTCAGCCTGAGCGTGTACATCCTGGAGTAATGGCTTCCATGCGTAGGTGTATTCGAGCCAAGTAGAGGCAGCGAAGTCTCGCGCTCTACTACTTCCGAGCCTTTCCTCTTGGAGGGCCCTGTTGCGATAAGCTCGAACTTTGCGCACTGGGGCAGTCACGCCCACAGCGTTGGCAAAGTCACCTAACCTTCCACGGCGCAGGCTACGGAACGCATTAGCGAACCGTGTAGCAGTCTGCGCAATGTGGCTCGCGGTCTTATGAGCCTCGGCCATAGTCACCGACAGGGATCCAGAAGACTGAGTCGACTGGGCCTGAAGGCGCTGAACGGCCTTGTTGTAAAGGGTAGGGTCCGAGGGATACTCGACATTGCTCTCGCTTATGTCGAGGTAGAAGGCCGTACCCGGTCCACTATAGAACCACAGCCTGGACGTGCCGTCCAGGTATTGTTCTTTGTAGATCGGTGAGGACTTCGGGTATTCCTGACGGGCCGTGACCTTTGTATAGGGGTTCTGGGGGAGCTGATATCGCTTCAGCGTCTGGAACCCCGGGGTATTGTGCGAAGTCTCGTCACGCAGGGTCTCGAACATCTTCGACGTTAGCACGACACCGTGATTCACCAGAGAGCCGTTACGCTCCTGGATAGTCAGGGTTGTGGTTCCGTCTATACGTTCGTAGAAATTCTGCATGATTTGACCTCACAAAAGTGACCCCACGTAGGGAGCACCCACACAGACCTTCGCTGAGCTGCGGTAGTCGCGAACTACCTGAGACGACGTATGATCTTCACCGCAAGGCGGAGACCATATCGACCTACAGCTGATACGAGGACGAGCAAAAGCTCGATGAGTATCTCAACAG